GCGTAGTTACGGGTATTCAGGTGCGTGGAATGGGTCACATCCCGCGCTAGAAATAGCCGTCCGATAAAGACTTCGCAGGTCATTGCGGCGGTAACTCCATCGGCATTTGCGGTGGCATTTCCATCGGCATTTCAGCCTCTCTAGGGGCCGGGGCTACAAGGTCGTTGGCGGACAGCATCCCGCTAATCGTGCCCATTACGATGTCTTGAATCTGCTCTTCGGACATGCCCGCCTGAACCGCGCTGATACGCTTGGTCTCGGCGTCATATGCCTTAATCTGCGCTTCCTGCTCCTTGATACGCAGTTCCGTGGCTTCCATCGAACGCGAGACGTTCTGGAGCATCTGGAACATCTGATCCATCTCAGCGCCCATCGCCTCAATCTGCTGGTTAGCAGCCTGCAACGCTGGGTCTTCGTCTGGATCGGCAAGCAGTTTCGGATCAATAGTCTTGGAGAGACGCTTGGCAATTTCCTGCGCCCCCGGCCAATCCATGTTCTTGACGAACAGGTCGCCTGCCACGCCCCAGAGGTTCGGGTTGGCTTGCAGGATTTGCGACATCGCGTCCATCGCCTCTTGGCGCTTGGTCATGTAAGACGGGCCGGTCGTGACGGCTACGTCGTACTTACCAACGGACGGGTTGTAGATTTTCTCGATGACAACGCCAGCCTGATCCATCAACTTACGGACAGGCTCTTGCTGCATCGGGTCGATACGCACCGTCGAGGTTTCCCCATCGATGCCAATGATGCGAGCGATACGCTGGGTATCGTAAATCTTCGGAATCAAGTCAACGAGTTGACGCGTAACGTAGCGGATAGCGCGGGCAAGGTTATCGACGTAATGATATGACCCCGTATCGCCCTGACGTTCACGCGCCAATATGGCCCGACCCGAGCGCTCGTTNGACGTGGCGCCAAGGCTAGAGTCATAGTAGCCCGTCGTAGACTTAATGTCGTCCGACGCGCCCATCTTAGCCTGAATAAGNCCCGTTTGTGCAAGGGGTGGGGCNGCACGTTGNGGCAGCGGCAGCATGTTGCCAGCGCCNTCCGTAACGTCAGGATTGACCTCCAAATACGGCCAGTTCTGGGTATTGGCGGTCTTCCACTGATGCTCGTATCCCTCGAACTGCCCACCGTAGCCGATAAACGGCGCTTTGGGAGCCAAGGCGAGCATTTCCGCCTCTTGGGATACCCAGTAGTTGTACATGCGCTGCGCGTCTTTAGCGTTACGCACAAGGCCGCTGATGTAGATACGGCCTTCCACTTCGTATTCGTTGCCGACGACGCGGACAACCGGAATCGACTTACCCGGCCACTCCTGCTCTTCCAGCACCTCATAACCGTTCGTCTTCATCCACTTGATCTTGCGGATGTCTACGTCACGGGTGCGAACAGGGGCAAGGCCCATCGCCTCCATCTGCGCGGCTTCGGGCGAGTCGGCGTAGGCGGTCATACCGCCCGGATACAGGTTTAACTTCGCTTTTTCATAGTAAGCGTAGAAGTATTCCGCAATCCGTACTGAATCGTCGGTAATCCACTGCGCCAGATTCTCGTCACCAATACCACGGCTCTGGATCGACGAGATGGGTTCGGCGTCAGGAAAATGACGCTCAAACTCCTCACGGGGCATGTCCTCGGTTATAAAACACCATTCTGCATCGGCTCCGCACGGGTCTTGGATGTGCGGGTCCATATATACCGAGAACGAGTTACGAACGCGAGCGATACGGATGTCTTGGTCGAACGAATCGGGGTCGCAATACTCGGTCAGGATGCGGATATAACCTTCGCCGTACGTGACCTGATTCTCACAGGCCGTGTCGTAGGCAACGTCCGCATCCGAGATGTACTCGATGTGCCGGACGATACCGTCAAACACTTCGGCAACTTCAATGTCTGCCTTGTCATCGACCGGGATGACTTTGCCAGCAGGACGGTTCTGGCGTTGGTCGTTCGTGACCTGTCGAACGTGCTGGGGCAGTTTGTTGATGGTCAGGCAGGGACGAGCGTTGATCGTCTGACCCTGCACTGCGCCACGGGTGGCTAAGACCTCTTGCGGCCACTGCCAGCGGTTATCTGGAGAACCCGCCATAAAGCGCAGGTCGTCCAGTTCGCTGTCCCGAGACTCGCTGTACGCCGTCAGGGACAACTGCATCCGGGTACGCGCTTGGGCGAGGATATCGCCCGTATTACGCGCACGGCGACTCTGGGGCGTATTAGCCACCTGAGCCGCGCCCTTCATCCCTGTCGGGTCTTTAGCCATTACTTGCCCTTCTTACCGGCTTTACGCTTGACCGAGAACGCGATGGCAACAGCCTGCTTAACAGGCTTGCCAGCCTTTACTTCAGCGCGAATGTTCTTACGAAAAGCCCCCTTAGAGGCGGACTTTACGAGAGGCATTAACGCATACCCCGTTTCATCGGAGTCGGTCGAAAATCAACCGCAGTGCGGATCATGTCCTCGTTTACGCGCTTTGGCATACGCGGAGCAGGCATCCGGGGCTTCTGCATCCGGCTGTTTTGGATCATGTCACCGACTGTTGCGCCGGGGGACACGCCGATTGGACCGGGGTTTTTCTTTCCGTACATGTTTCTTAGCCTTTTTTGGAGGTTTTACGGGGTTTTCGGGCGGTAAGGGCTGACTTTCTGAAATTGGCAGCCGTTGGAGCGCCCTTAGAACCCGGTTTACGCATCTTTTCGCCCGATCCCGCAGCGATTCGAGCGCGTTTAGCATGAATGTTCGCATATAGTCCCTTTTTTGCAGCCATTTCAGCATTTCCATCGTTTTAAGGATGCTTTAGCGCGTTCGGCTGGCCCCTTGGCGTTGCGAACGACCCCTTTCATGCGGGCGCAAAACGACTTTTTACGTCCTGCGTCCGCTTTTGTCTTCGGACTGGGCGCCGGAGCCTTCAAATTAGACCCCGTTGCACGATTATATTTTGCACGGCCTTTCGCGGTCAATCCCGCCCCTCTTGACACGGACTGCTTTTCTCCTCTACCAACTGAGAGGCTGACAGACTTCTTAGCCATTAAGCACCCATCCAAGTGTTGATCATGCCGCTCTCGCGACTTGTAGTAATCGTGCGGGGACGCTCGCGGTATTCGCGGTGCGCCACTGGATACGCAAACGTGACGGCGATAGCGTCAGCAGCGTCAGGCGAGGCAAGGCCACGCGATTTCATGTCCTTTTTAGACTCCAGCAAGATAGCGCCAGAGGAATTAATTTTCTGTTTTGGTCCTGTTAGGTCAGCCTTTAACTGCCTATCATTGGGTAGCGCAGCGTCTTTCAGCCACGACTTCATTTCGCCCCACAACTCTGCACGCTTGTTTTGCCACATAGCCGGGGTCTTGGACTTCCATCCGAAGTTAACGCCACGCACTACCTTATAGCGCTGCTCTTTCAAGCGATCAAGGATGCCGTAGCCTAATCCGCCTTCGTCAAGGACGACCAGTGTGGGCTGGTACTCGTCAATCGCATCAATGACTCGACCGACAATCTCCATCGTGTCTTCGCCCTTAAAGCGCTTGATAGCAAGAATGTCTCGCCCCTTACGCACGGCAATAACCGTGGAGTCAGCGCCAGATCGAGCAGGGTCTACGCCAATCACTATCGGTGCGGTTTCGTCTTTATAAGCAGAGCGAGCAATAGCCTGATCCACCAGGCTTGGCGGTATAAATTGATCGTCTCCTTCAGACGGAAATTCACCATAGACTTCCACCTTGGCTTGCGGTGAGTCGATGCCGTATTCGTCGATAATCTGTTGATACACCGACTTATCGGTTTCTTCAACGGTGCGAGCGTCAATGTTGCGGGTGTTCCAGAACGCACGCTTAGAGTGGAACGCCTCGAAGAAGTAGCCCTCGTTACGACGGGGGTTGCTAAAGGACATCCAAAAGCGATGGGGAGTATTTTCTGTGAAGAAGCCTTGAGCAACGTCCCAGATGGGATCGGGAATACCCGAACTTTCGTCAAATATCAGCATTACACCGTCTGAGTTGTGCAGACCCGCGTAAGCGTCTGGGTTTTCCTCGCTCCAGAGGCGGCCTTCAACAGCCCAGAATCTTGTGCCTTTCTTTAGGTCGCGCTCGACAATTTCGGCTAACCATTTGGCTGGCATAACGCGAGTAGCGGAAATCTCAAACCAATGGCTGTTCATGCTCATGGCAAGCCACTTGGTAATTTCCGACCAAGTAATTGAACGCAACTGCGCTTCGGAGTTAGCCGAAACAATAGTGGTGGCGCCGATTCGCGTGGACAGCATCCAAATTACGAGCCACGACACCAAGGCTGATTTGCCAATGCCGCGACCAGACGCCACAGCCATTCGCAAGACTTGGTAATCAACCCTGCCGTTATTAGCGCTAATATGTTCTGCAATATTGCGAAGTATTTCGCGCTGCCATTTGCGGGGGCCGGTATGCTTTTCTAACGGCGTACCTTTTTGCCCCCACGGAAAGGCAAAACGAACAAAAGCCTCTGGATCGTTGGCGATGTCCTTAGCCCATAGGCGGGACATCAAGGCCATTTCATCTTCGGGGCTATAAATCGGCGTTTGCACTGGTAAGGCTAGTCCTTGCTCGCTGGTAGGCTACGGCTGCTTCGGCAGGGTCGTCGAAAAAGCCAAGGCCGCGCAGTTTCCCATCAAACTGGATTTGCGCTGACCACTTATTACGCTGCTTGTTCCAAGTAACGCCCGTGTAGCCGCTAGTGTTTGACCGATACGCGCTTTTGTTTTGCATGTTGCCAAAATGATCGGTTTCCAGAAGGTTGGCAAGGCGGTTGTCGGCTTTGTCTCGGTTGATGTGGTCGATTGACGGTTCAGGCCAGCGACCGTGGATGTAGAGCCATGCAAGCCGGTGCGCTTTGTAGCAATCGCCATCCACCTTGATATGGATGTAGCCGCGCTTGTGCAGACAGCCAGCCCGGTCGCCGGGTTTGACCATGCTGTAACGATTGACGGGTTTAAGCCACGTAAAGATGCCGGTTGCTGGGTCATAGTTCAGCAACTCTTTCAGGCGCTCTTGCGTTAGAATCTTGCGAGCCATATTCAGCCTCTTGCTCAGGTTGATTGGTAAGAAGCCTCGATCCGCTGGAACGGCTCGGGG